GATTATATTGGTGTTTCAATTCTTAATTGTCCTATTGCACTAGGTATCAATGAAACTACTTTTGATAGTGGTGAGCGTGATGAGTCTTATAGAATGCAGAGATTTCTATCACGTTGGCGCATCTTCAACATCCTCAAAGAAGAAAATCTGCTTATTGGTAATGTATATAAGAGGTTTCATTGTCTTGGTATGATGGACGGCCCACGTGAAATTGATCTTCTACGTGAGTTTCATCCATATATCTTCTCTTGGGACTCTTCTTCTGCAATTTGGCATGGTGTTAATCACATTCATTATGATGATTCTCCTACTGGTCTAATTAACGGTAAGTTTGAGAAGGAAGTTGACTTCAACATTGAAGTTCAGTATGATACAATTTCATCAGCTCAACAAGCAATGTATATTGGATTTAATATGGGACTAATTGACAGAATGTGTAATATGGAGGTAAACTATGCCGGAAATCATCTATAATCATAACGAGGGTAAGATTCTAGAAGAGATTAAAGCTCATATTGATAGTACGTATGGAGCCCACTATGTGGGCAACAAACAGATCCAAACTATCGACTTCTGGGAATCTCTAGGGAATCTTGAAACGACTGCACGTGATAATTGTATTAAGTACTTGGCACGTTTTGGTAAGAAAGGTGGAAGAAATCGTAAAGATCTTCTAAAAGCAATTCATTATATTATGTTAATGATGTACGTCACAGAAAAAGAAGGAGAAAATGAATGAAACATATTATGGGACCCAACTCTAAATCATCTCTAACCAATGTACAGGATGGTGATTCTCAGCCAAATGCAGTTGATCTACGTGTAGGAAAGATCTTTCAGATTCTTAAAAACACATTTGAAATCGATGAAGAACATAAGAAACATCGTGGTAGTGTTGAAATTATGGTAGATGGCAATGGGTATTACAATCTACCTCCTGGATCTTACGAAGTTATTATGGATAATGTCGTAAATGTAGGTGAAGGTGAAGCTGGTTGGGTTATTACTAGATCCACATTTAATCGTAACGGTTGTTTTTTAACATCTGGCTTGTATGATTCTGGATATCATGGTAAAATGGCAGCAGTTCTTCATGTTAATATTGGACTAGCTAGAATTAAACAGGGAACAAGAATTGGCCAGTATTTGAGTTTTGAGGCTGAGAGTCTTCATATGTATGATGGAGACTATGGTGTTGGTAAAGAACATGATAAGAAGTATGAATAAGGTGAATTATGAAACTGTCTAAAGAAACAATTACAATTATCAAGAATTTTGGTAATATTAACTCTAATCTAACACTCAAACCAGGCAATGTACTTTCTACAATTTCTGCTGGAAAGAACATTATTGCATCTGCTCATATTCCAGAAGAATTCGATATTGAATTTGGAATTTATGATGTTAATGAGTTTCTTGGTGTGTTGTCATTGTTTACTGAACCTGAACTAACATTTAACGATAAGTTTGTATCAATTAAGGAAGGATCTAATGGTGTTAGATACTTTGCTGCTCAGCCAGATATACTTACTAGGGTACCCACAACTAAATCTTTTCCTGAGCCAGATATCGAATTCGACCTATCCTCGAGTAATCTTAATACACTATTACGTGTTGCATCTGTATTACGTATGGACGATTTTAGTATTATTGGTAACGGGACCGATATTACTCTAGTTATTAGAGATAATAAAAATCCCACTGGTAACTCGTTTGAATCAGTTGTTGGAACTACTGATAAGGTATTTGATGTCCAGTTGAAGGTTGAAGATATTAAGCTA